AGGTGAAGGCGAAAACCAAGAAAAGCCTAAGATTGTGAGACGCGAAAACGCCGTGGAATTCAAGATGGGCCGCGAGCGTACGGTCTTGGGCGACATCCCTTATACCATTAAAGATGGAAAATACAGAGAATAATACCATTCCAACTATTTAACACTATTTACTTTGAACATTTTCGCAATGTAGGAGAAACAACTAATGTCAGTTAAAAAGTTTAGATTTGTATCACCGGGAGTTTTCGTCAACGAGATTGACAACTCTCAGGTCCCAGCCACTGGTGTGGGAGAAGGCCCGGTCGTCATCGGCCGTGCAGAAAAGGGGCCATCCTTGGTACCCGTCACAGTTAGATCATTCGAGGAGTTTGTCAATACGTTTGGTACGCCCGCCCCAGGTGGCGCGGGAGACGACGTTTGGCGCGAAGGCACTGACAAGTCGGCCACCACTTATGGCATGTATGCCGCCCAGGCCTACCTGCGGAATAGTTCTCCTCTTACTTACATCCGCCTGAATGGTGCGCAGTCCGACAACGCAACGGCTGCCGGCGAGGCCGGATGGAGCGAAGATAACGCTTATGGTCTCTTCGTTTTCCATGCTGCCCCCGCGGCAGATGAAATCACTCAGGTTACTGGTGCCTTGGCTGCCATTTTCTATTGCGACTCAGATACAACATTTGAATTGATGGGTACCCCCATCGCCTCGGGCTCGGGCCCAGGTGCCGGCCCGCACGGGCTTCTGCCGGCTCTGACTGGCTCAGCTTCGGGCTCCGGCTGCCTCATTGCAGACACTGGCACAGCTTATGAGTTCAAGATGATCATTACAAGTGGCTCCGCTGTGACAACCACCTTCAACTTTGATGAGAACTCTTCGCGCTATATCCGCAAAGTCTTTAACACAAACCCCCAGGCGGTGAATAACCGTATTGTGGCAGGTTCCCGCAAGGGTTATTTCTTGGGTGAAACATTTGATCGTCATATGAAGTCTAATGTGTCGTCTGCTGATTTAGCTGCTGGCAGTACCACTCGCTCCATCGGCGCGATCGTAAAGCTTGCGAGCACCACCGATTCGGGCGCGGACTACAAGGGAGATGATCTTCAGAGCGCCCAAACGCCACAGATTATCTCTAACCGTGCGGCTCCTACAGCAGCTCCGCAGAATCTCTTTGCGATCCACGCCCTGCAGGAGCCTGGTGACTGGACCAACCGGAATCTTAAAGTTTCGATTGGCAGCATTAAGCGCTCTGCTAACAATGAGAACGGGTACGGCTCTTTCTCGGTTATAATTCGCGCACTCAGTGACTCGGATAACACTGTTCGAATCATTGAGCAGTTTGACGAGTGTGATCTCAACCCCGATTCGCTTAACTATGTCGCCCGCAAGATTGGCGACAAGTATATGGTGTGGAACGAGTCCGAGCGACGCTACATCCAGAGGGGTGACTGGGATAATAACTCCAAGTACATTCGCCTTGCAATGAATTCCGACGTTGACGCCGGCGTGACTGACGCCTCCCTCCTTCCGTTCGGTTTCCAGGGAATGGTCAAGTATGACGATGAGGAGCTTAATGGGACAAGTGCGGGCGTTGCCCGCGGCGGTGCGTTCGTTGCTGCAACCGGTAACTGGGCCTCTGGCTCGACGGTTGCTAATACAAACTATCAATGGCAAACCGGCTCCGTCTTCATGACGGTCGTCTCCGGCGCCGTCCCGACCGCTTGGACGAAGGCCAAGGCCCTCTATCCGGCCCCTGAGCTTCGCGTGAGTGCTTCGGATGGTAATCTGAGTAATGCTACTGATGCATACTTCGGATTCCAGACCACTCCAAGCGCCGGCAGCACACGTTTCGACAAGTCGAACATCGACCTTCTCCGTCCTCGCGGCGGCATCGTGGGTGGAATGTTCACCGGCCCTGCGAAGACCGAGCGTTCGATTGAGTTTACTCTTGACGATGTGTCCGGTTCCGGTGTGTGGATCAGTGGATCTCACTCCTCCAACTCGCTTACATATGTTGATGGTGCCGTGAGCGGTGTCCTCGACGCTGGTTATGACCGATTCACTGTGCCACTTTATGGTGGCTTCGACGGTGTTAACATCAAGGAGATGGACGCATTCAACAGCAGTGCAGATAATCTGCCTTCGACCGCAACTGATACCAACAACTACGCGTTTAACTCGCTCCGTCGCGCAATTGATGCGATTTCGGACCCAGAGGTTGTTCCAATGAACCTCGCCACAATCCCAGGACTGCGACAGGAAGGTCTGACGACCAACCTCGTTAATGTCTGTGAGGATCGTGCTGATGCTCTGGCCATCATCGACTTGCCACAGGGTTACATCCCGCGTGAGCAGAGCAATGCTTCCGCAGCTGATCGCCGCGGCAATACAGCTAGCTCCATCACACAGGCAGTCAACGGTCTCCGTTCGCGAGGACTTAACTCCTCCTACGGTTGTACCTTCTACCCCTGGTTGCGAGGTCGCGACACCCTTAACGGTGCGCACATCTGGCTGCCACCATCTGTTGCCGCTCTCGGCACCTTCTCAAGTTCCCAGCGTAAGACGCAGGTTTGGTTTGCTCCCGCCGGCTTCAACCGCGGTGGACTTACAGAAGGCTCTGCAGGTATCCCAATTGTCGACGTAGCACACCAGCTTCGCCGCAAGGATCGGGACGATCTGTACGAGGCAAACATTAACCCAATTGCCAAGTTCCCCGCAGAGGGCATCGTAATCTTCGGTCAGAAGACCCTTCAGGTTACGCCTTCCGCTCTGGATCGAATTAACGTTCGCCGCCTGATGATCTTCGTGAAGAAGCGCATCTCGCAGATGGCTGCAACAATTCTGTTCGATCCAAACGTACGAGTCACTTGGGACCGGTTCACTGCTAAGGTTCGACCTTTCTTGCAGGAGGTTAAGACCAACTTCGGTCTCTCCGACTTCAAGGTTGTCCTCGACAGCACAACCACAACCCCAGATTTGGTTGATCGAAACATCATGTATGCGCAGATCTTCCTGAAGCCAACCCGTGCCATCGAGTACATCGCGATTGACTTCAACATTAGCAGAACGGGAGCATCGTTCGTAGATTAAAAATAAAGCGGGGGGTTTGTTCCCCCCGCACTATTTAAATTAGAATCAATAGGAGATTATAGACAATGCCATTTTGGAACTTAGCATCATCGGAGCCCCGCAGGGCACATAGGTTTTTACTGAACCTGCCCAATCTGGGTGACTACCAAGAGTATCTGTGCAAAACAGTTACGAAGCCAGCTTACACCATTAGTGAGACAGAGCATAAGTTTATGGGCAACACCTATTACTACCCCGGCGCTGTTTCATGGGATGCTGTTACGGCGCAGCTCGTTAACGCTGTTAAACCTGATGGCAATGCCGTATTAATGCAGGCTCTGTACAATTCGGGCTATATGGATCCTGATGCGCAAGATGCATTCTTTGGAGGCGGAGCTGGCCTTGCAGGACAAGATTTCAATCTCACTGGCCCAGGAACCCCCAATAAGGCGGATGCCCTCGCTGCCTTGGGCGATGTGATTATCCGCGAACTGGATGGAGAAGGCAAGTTCATCGGCGCGTGGACATTGCAAAACCCCTTTATCACAAACGTTAAATTCGGCGACCTAGACTATAGTACAGAAGATCTACTTAATATTGATCTCACTTTCAGGTATGATTTTGCTACGTACGTTGATCGGCTGAACGAGCCCATCACCGACCGCGAGGACCGGACACAGGTCATTGGAACCCTTGGGTAATAATTAATTAATAGAAAGAAGGTGCCACTTGGCAAAACGAAGAAATAATTCACAGAGGACGGGCGCTCCGCAACCGGACGCCCCAACTCCTCCACCCCCAGTAGTAGAAACCCCCACAACAGACATATTCTCATTTATTAGTCCCACGGAGTTTGTTGAACTCCCCAGTAAGGGGCTATTATATGGTGAGGATCATCCGTTGCACAATGTTGAGTCGATCGAGATTCGACACATGACCGCAAAGGAGGAAGATATTCTCACATCAGAGGCTCTCATCAAGAAGGGGCTCGCTTTAGATCGAGTCTTGGACGCGGTAATCGTCGACAAAGCACTTAAGGCATCACAGCTCCTTATCGGCGACAAGAATGCTGTCCTGATTGCAGCTCGTATTACTGGCTTCGGCCCGGAATATACAGTGAGTGTTACCTGTCCCGCCTGCGCTAATTCCCAAGAGTGCACCGTCGACCTAGGAGAAATCGAAAATAAAACCCTCTCAGAACAATCTAGTGACATTACGCGGTTGCCTAATGGCAATTATGAAATGGTGTTCGCTCAATATAAAGATTTGGCCGTAGAGGTCCGATTGCTTAAGGGGCGTGATGAATTCACTATTATGCAAAAACGAG